CCGTAATAGGAAACCCAACTTCATCGGCATATAGCCGCAAAAGTTGACAACGACGCAAAGCATCTTCCTCATTAGAGAGGACGATGCTTGCGTGATGATCGAGCCTGGTTAAAAGTTCCTTGTGATCTTTCAGGCTTTCGGGAATCATCCCGGAGCTGCTTGATTCTGTTGGTGTAGTGTCCATCCTTGGCTTTGCTTGGCGAATAAAAGTCGGCGTTTGTGTAGACACCAAGCCGTTCAAGTTCTTGAAAAGCAATTAGCTCATCGCTTGATTTGAAGGGGTGCTCTTTGTCCAAAGCATCCAGAGCGCGATTAGACCGCTCTGTTTGCGTTTTGCTGTAATAGCCGACCAACGCTAAATCGTCGTCATATTCAGCAGGAAGACAGTATGGAATCCACTGCAGCAGATCAAATGATCGTTCCTGGCTGTCAGGGTTAGTCACGCGCAAGGGGCTCAGGCTCTGAGGCTATGGCCTTTTGCAGCAGCAGGTTGACCCAGCCTGTGCGAGTCACACCTATGGGTTTCTTCCGATCAATTTCTTGTATCACTCTGGGGTCTATAAACACGCGAGTGTTCGTAATCTGTTCTAGTTCTGGCACGTTGTGGGCTTGCTTTGCCTGCAGATTGTGCCCATACTGTGCCGGAACCGCAACCCCCTCTTGCTCGAACCAATACCAGAACTGGATTTCTTTGAAGATCAGCACCGCTATCGGTGGCGTGGCAACTGGATTTTGGACAATGCGTCTGACGTTCTACAAGGCGAATTGAATGCGTTTGCTAAGAAAAAAATCGAAGAAACCAAGCATGGCGAAGACGGTTGGCTTGTAAGAGGCAGGACAATTCACCGCAGCTTGGATCGTTACCTCAGGGGTGAGGTTGATATGCACGACGACAAATGGAGCCCTTGGATCGATGCTTTACTGGGTGATGAGCTTTTTCAGGGAATTGAAACCCTTGCTACTGAGTTTCGTGTGGTTGACCGATTTAACAGCGTTGCCGGAAGTTTTGATTTTTTAATCAAACAAAGAGATGGACTGACAATTTTGGGAGACCTCAAAACCGTAAGCAGTGCCAAGGCTGTTTCAGGTAGGAAGCCAGCGACAGGTCAACTTGGTGCATACACCAAAATGCTTGGCCAGCACTTTGGTCACATAACAGTGACTCAATGCGTCACAGTCGTTTCAGGCCCTGACAAAGTCAAAGTCATTAAGGAAGAGCCTGAAGACTGCATCAATGCATGGGAAGAGGCGTATGGACGCCACCAAGCGAGATATGCCGCTTTCGATTTTTAATAAATGCGGACTAGAACCGGCTCACGCGCCTGACGCTCCTCACTCCTGATCCGCTGCAAGAGACCTGTGCAACCGTTGTAAAGGGTTACGAACCCACCATAACCACATAGAAGCGAGTTGATGGACTGGGCAAGAATCTTGAAACAAGGCGGCATCCCTGAGCCTCCTGGCTACTTGGAGACTGTTGCAAAAGTCAGCAGTAGACCCAAAAAACAAAAGAAAAAGCCCAAGAGCAAGAAAAAAGCTTGACAAGATCTAGCACTGCTGTAAACGTTAAAGCGCTGTATGTCATCCACTGATGAGAACACTCAAAGATCTAGCTGGTGATCAAACGCCAGTCATCGCCTATCCGAAATCAATCCAGTTTGGACCAGTCACTCTTGACGGCTACATGCTTGAAAACGGCGAGTTTCGTCAGTCAATCAAATCAACAGGACGCGCTCTGGGAATGCGCTCAAATTCATTTATTCAAACCAAGACGGCGCAGCTTGCTGCACAGGCCGCCCAAAATGCTAGTGATAGCAACGGATTTGATCTAATAACCCCCGGAAAACAGGCCGACCAAATCATTGTGCCAGTGTGCTGCACAGGGGCAAACCATCACGCCAACACCGCGTACACCATCAATTTGCCGATGGTGGTTGAAGTTTGGAAGCAATTAGCGCTCAGCGACAGCAAATACGGCCACGCAGCGTTGGAGTTGCTCGGCCTATCTGCTGTTCATTCATTAGAAAGGGTCTATCAAGAAGCATTTGGCGTAGTTGACGCACGATCAACAGACGATCGATTGCTTGAATGGGCTATCAGACTTGATGCAGGCAAGCATTTTCCGCTGTTTGGCGGTCAGTTTCATCAGCATTTTGCGCGTGTTACAGGGGTTGCACTTGGCCACCGATATGCCCAAGTCTGCTTGGCAGAATTGGTTTATCACCGATTGCCGGAAACAATTTATGAAACGCTAAAAGACATCAACCCTTTAGACGAACGAGGTTGGCGACAGTTCACCCATAGCCAACTTATGTCAGACGATATGCGGCAACAAATGCGTGAAATCGTGTCTGCTGTTACCAGTCAACTCGCCAACACTCCAAGCAAGGCAGATGATTCCAAAGCATATAAGCGTTGCTTGCATCGCTTAGATAAAACCCTGCCACGTTACAAAAAACGTGGAGGAAACATCGATAATTTAAAAAAAGCGATTACTCTAAAGCCTGACGCCTCTGACCATGAATAAATTAAAACGGCGCCATCTTTTGTCAGTAACTTTAAAGAAAGAGTTATTCGAGCAAGTAAAAGCGCAAGCTCAAAAAGAAGACATTCCAGCCACGGCTTGGGCTAGGAAGGCAATTTTAGAAAAATTAGCCAAAGCACCTTGACATGGCATGCCACTCAGCCCATAATACAGAGCATGAGTCGCCTACCTCAACTTCTCATGATCAAACATGAATCCCACAAACTGCGTTCTGGCTTTTATGGCCCAGAACGCAGCAGCGCAAAAACCAACACAATTGTTTCTGTTGTTGCCTGTGTTTTGTTCGGTGTAACTGCCTGGCATTCCTTGACTTCAACTTTGGATCAGCAGCAGGCTTATCACTGCGAACAGGGCTGGCAGCGTGCCTGTGAAAAACTTAAGTAATGGGTCTTCCGTCACGTTACATCAACACTGAAGAGTTTATTGCTGAAGCCAAAGCACGAGCCAAGGCTGCACTCAAGCAAAAAAACATTAAACTTACAGCACTTGAAAAAGCCTTTCTTGAGGCTTTTAAAAGAGACCTGTAATTGTGGGCAGCATTCGCGTAAGCCCCATGCACATCAACTTCTTTCCTATGAAATCCGCTTCTATCAACCTCACCGAAGATCGCCAAGCAAAGCTGCAAGCATTGGTCGAAGCAGCCCCCTGCTACACCGCTGAAGTTCAAATTGCTGGCAAGACTATTCGCACCAGTGAGCGTAAGATCTCAGCATCCGCGCTAGCCCAGAGCTTGCTTGATGGTGCAATCGACGACCACTACTCCCGCTTGTAATTCATTCACTTTTACTGTTTTAGGTAAACCCGCCCCACAAGGCAGTAAAAGACACGTAGGCAAAGGCGTCATGGTTGAATCCTCTAACAGGGTCAAACCATGGCGTTTAGACGTAAAGCACACTGCACTGGGCTTGCTTCCTAGTCACTGGCATGCCATACTAGACAAGCCAATGGCAGTTACAGCGACGTTTATTTTTGCTCGTCCAAAAAATCATTTTCGCGCCAACGGTCAATTAAAACCTGCAGCACCGAAACACTGCACTTCCCGTGTGGGCGATGTTGACAAGTTAAGCCGCAGCATTCTTGACGCCCTTTCTGAAGGTGTGATTTTCAACGACGACGCTCAAGTCGTCAGCCTTATTGCCTCCCGCCGCTACGCCAATGACTCAGAACAACCCTCCGCAATCATCACCGTCACAGCAATCACCTGACCTTGCATTAGCTTTGATTGCTTTTCAAGCATCAGTCCCAACCATTCACGACAACGACAAAAGTTTTCACGGTAGTTTTGCCAATTTGCCTGGCATTCTTTCAACGATTGGACCCAAGCTGCGCGAGCATGGTTTAACTGTTTCTCAGTTACCTGAAGGCATTGACGGAAAGCCTGGCTTAAGAACAACACTGATGCACGTCAGCGGGCAATCTGTTTCTGCGGTGACTCCTGTTGAGATTCAGCAAGGCGTTGACCGCAAAGGTAAGCCCCTAAACGCAACCCAGGAGTGGGGGAAGGCAATTACTTACTCCCGGCGCTATGCCCTTCAAGCAGTGCTTGGTCTGTGCGTAGGCATTGAAGATAACGATGCAGACATGGAACTATCAGCTCCGCCAGTCAGAGCAGAAACCTCTGAGCCTGCAGCTAAAATTGAGGGAGTATCAGACGGAGACCAACCACTCAGCAAAAACGATCGAGAGCTTTGCTTGGGCTTGATCAAAGAACTAGAGGCAGACAAACTTGCTTTGTTTCTTGCAGACTTTCGACGGGATTTTGGTTTAAGCAAAGAAGCCAAAGTCGCTCCATCCTTGACTAGCAAAAAGCATCAGGATTTCATGAATAAAAACATGCACAAGTATGTCTGACGACAAAACGCCTCAAGCGTTGCGTGATGATGATCGACGCAATCGCCATTTTCAAGTCAGGCTAGATCTTCAGCTAGCCAATCAACTTCGGCACTATGCTGATCAACGCCATAACGGTGTTGTCAACATGGCGCTAACAACCATCGTTTCTAAATTTTTCAACGGTAAGTAAATGCTCAACATCACAGCTCACGGCAATCTCGGCAAAGACCCTGAAATCAAAGATGTCAAAGACACTCAGGTTGCTGAGTTCAGCTTGGCAGCAAGAACCGGCAAAGATGAGACCACCTGGATCAACTGTGCTGTTTGGGGGAAACGCGCAGATGTCGTTAAGCAGTATCTGCACAAAGGCGACAAGGTCACTGTTGCAGGCTCTGGCAAGATAACGACTTACGAGAAAAAGGACGGCACAGAGGGGTTTTCGCTGAATCTGAATGTCTCTGATTTCACCTTGCCACCTAAGAAAGAAACAGAAGATGCCCCTTTCTAAAATGCGAGCGCAGGGCAGGGAGCTTCGGCTCCCTTTTTTTATGGCTAAACCAGTAATCCAGCAGGTAAACCATAAAGGCGTTTTGCTGTGGGAAGTCAGTTATGCAGGCATGACACGCTATTTCCGGCGCGATTGGCAAGCCAGATGGCATTTTGAATCGTGCATCAGGCTGCACCGATCAAAGACTGGAGGCAATAACGGCTAACTAGGAGCGATTGCCTTGTCAAGCGAAGCAATCCGTTCCACCGCTTGCTTTAGCAGTATTCCCTGATGCCAGTTTTGCTTGATTAACGCTACGCAAAGTGATTGCAGGTGGTCAACGTCTTTTTCTTCGTGAACACGACGACAAGTGCATTCAAGGTTGAGCTTTTGTTCCAGGCTTGGGTCAATGATCATCCATTCCATTAGAACGCTCCAGTGACTTTAGGTAAAGGCGCTCAGAAGCGTATGGCTCCCTTGCACGCATGATGTCACCGGCAACAGGTGCTAGCCACTGATCAACCCGTACACAGTATTTAAAGTTGTACGGGTCCATGCAGCCAATAACGACTGTTGTCCAGAACGCGGTCAGATAGCTCCAGACGACGTACCAGCTCACAAATCATCAACCAAAATCGCCCAACCAGTGTTGCTACCTTCTGGTTGCCATCTAGCGTCAAACTCAGACTGACGAACCTGTACGTTGTGACCTAAATGCGGATTGGAATGACCACCGTTTTGCATGTCAGGTAGACCACGCGGATCTTGCATGATCCACTCAGGGTCTGAACTATTCTTTCCCCTGTAACCAGAAATTACGCTGTAATGACCACAACTTATTGAATTACATGTTGGCGATTGAATCGGGCCTTTGTCTAGCCAGCCAACTATGACAGGCCTTCCCATCTCAATTTCTATTTCAATAATATCGCGGTCTGCATTTTTGATAAATCTTGCATTTAGACCAAGACTTTCTAGCGCTTGTATCTGCGCTTCAACAGAAGTCGTGTCGCCATATTGAGCACGTATTTTATTATATTCGTCGTCTGATTTAACTTTGCCCCAAAAATTCGCCACCATCGCAGACGCTGAACTGAAGCACTCGCGGTAACCAGTTCCTGACTCATTGTCGAGTTGAGTGAAATAGCGCATGTAGACCTCTTGGTCAATGCCGCTTGCTTTCCACGCATCAAACCATGCGTTGTCTTCTTCCGCCAAAAGGTCTTGAGGCATTCGCTCCTCAAGTTCTTTGATTGCAGCCAACTGGTGGGGCGTACCACGAAACCAATGAAAGAATGGAAGCAAACTAAGACCCATCGCTGCTCCAAACAACTTTCGTGTGCTCACAACGTTAGTTGCGATTGCTATGGCCTTCAAGCCGAGCGACTGATTGTTCCAACATTGAAAGACGAGCAAAAATCTCTTGGTCTCTTGTCCTGATGTCTGCGTGAAGGATGTCCATCCTGCCCGCTAAATTATCGACAGCAGTCGTTAAACGCACCAAGGAATCCCTCCCTTGCTGGCTTTGACGGTTGATACCCGTTAGACCAGCAGAAGCAACACCAACGCTTGCTCCAGCTACAGCTGCCCAAATTTCAACCACCATTCGACCTCTAGCGCTATCCCATCATGGCAGATTCACAAGAAAAGCCAGAACAGGAAGAATCCAACTCCCGTTTAGGCGACGTTATCAAGGTTGTATTGCTTGGCTGGGCAATGGCAATCTTGACTGCCAACTACCTTGGCGTTTTCAAGCAATCCTTAGATCCAACTTATCCAGCCAGTATTTTGAGTGGCACGGCTGCTTCCTTTGGTTTGGCGGTTGGCAACAACAGGAAGAAAAAAGAGGAGCCTACAATCAAAGAACAAACCACTACGGCAAAGCCAAAATGAAACGCTTAGCTCTGGTATTAGGCATCACACTGTTTGCCGCTCCAGTGCAGGCAGACATTACTCATCGCATTCAGTCATCAGTTTCATTGTCAGTTGATGGAGCGGGATCTGTCGCCACGAGAATACCGTCTTCATTTGCGGTATCTGGCTCTAACGTCACTCTTAGTACTGAGCCAGTGCTCGGCACTCTTACTTCAGGGACTGCTCTTGGTTATACTCCAGGTGAGTACAGCATTACCACTGCTGGTGATGCTTTTAGTTACAGCGAAAGCTATACAGAAGGAGACGATGTACCGACAGTCCTCTCAACAACAGTCACGTCAGGAGTAGTTCCGGCACTGCCTATTTTTGGCAGTACAACTACAACTTCAGGCGGTGTTGCTGGCACTCTGGCTGGAACAATCGCAACTGATGGTGCTTTAACGATTACGGCTGGAAATTCTGGTACAACTGCAATCGGTCAAGTCATTCAAGAACTTACGATCAAGTGATGCTTTGGTATTGGCTTGTCTTCTCGCTGATTCTTATTGCCGTTCCAACAAAGGCAGTACCTGTTGTTCCAAACTTTCAGCAAGGTGTCTTGTCTTCTACCACCACAACTAAAACTAAAGTTACTGAAGTCATAAACTCATACGAATATCGCACTGGCTATGAGTTAAGCGTTAGCGGCACAAACATTAAGCCTGACGCCTCGATTGCTCCAATGAATATCAGTACAACAACCAACGTCGTAAATGGCATTTCTAGTGTTTGGCGCGGACTAGATCCAGCATCAAAACCAGAATGGCGCATCGTAAATCAAGGTGCATCTTTTCAGTTTGTTGAAACGCTTCAAGGGCCAGGGCTTGTAAATCATACGTTGATTAACCGTGAAACAGACATTGAATCTCTCACGGAAACAACAAGTACGTTTACGCAATGAAACGAGTCATAGCAACGCTTTTGCTGCTTTCCGCTCCAGTCCAAGCGCAGGTAAGTAGTACAGCAGCACCAGTCGCGAACAGTAGCGGTTCGGTAACTAATCAAGCCGTGATGGTCACTCCTAGTAAAAATTTTAGTTCTGTGATTAACGGCGTTAGTTGTCAAGGTGCAACCCTAACAATTAACCCTTTCCTTAGTTCAACTACTGGCTGGGCTGATCCTTACGAAGGTCATTATGCAGATCCGGTTTATGACACTCTCGATATCACTGGCGCGTTTGATTCGGAAGGCAATGCCATCCCAGATGGCAGGCCCGATAATCCGGGCTCTATCCTTTTCTATAAACAAATCAGGACAGCTCAAAAGACAAACTTTTCAGTAAATGGCGGCATCACTGCACAGATCTCAATTCCGTTAGATCGCAGTCATATCCGTACTTGTCGTAAAGCAGCAACAAAGCAAGTCGAGTTGATGGAAGCAGCCTTGGCCGATAAACGCTTGAACTACGAAATCGCAAGACTCAAGAACTGCGCCAACCTTATGAAAGAAGGCATTATGTTTCATCCTGACTCGCCTTACGCTTCAATCTGCGCTGATGTAGTCCTAGTTAATCCACCTGGAGTCTTGCCGCCCCACACACACTCAATACCTACTTCCGCAAAGCGCGTTGCTCCTTCCGACGGTCAAAAGCAGACTCAATAACCACTTTTTTGCCTAGCTTCTCATTGATCTTTTTGATTGTCTTTTTTACGATTGGTTTGACTGCCTTGAGCAAAAAGTCTCCTAAAGGTTTTGCAGCGATGGCACTGGTGGTTGCTACTGCAGCGATTGCAGCCGTGCTCATTACGACAGGTGCACCAGGTAAATAGTTGCCGACAATCTTTGCCACAGGCAATAGCTCTAGCTGTGGCTCACACTTGCCGTCAACCATCTCATAGCCAGTTATTACAGCGGTTTGTAGTTTATTTTTTGCTCCTATAGGTATTGCATCTGGTGGTGGACAAGGCAGATTTTCCGGTAATATAGGAATGCCAGATTCAGCAGCTGGCAGGGGGTTCATGGCCGATTGAGTCTTGGCTGTCTCTTTCGGCTTATCCTCTCCAGGGTCTAACCTTGGCGGTTTTACACCTTCAGGCGGTTGCAACGCTGGTGAAAAATCTAATGGTCGATACGATGGCATCGTTCCATCGCAAACTACAAAATTTCCCTTAGGGTCATTTGTATAAGCCTTTTGGTTGCCTGGCTGTGTATTTCTAGATTCAACGCAACCAGGCACTTGGATAACTGGAAAGCCAAGCTGCAAAGTGACTGGTGGTTCAGTTGGAATACTCTGAGGCGGCATACTCCGCCAAGCCGGAATAACTGGCACGTTTACCGCTCCAATACCAATCTCAGGAATTTCCGGCATGAAATCAGAACGCTTTACAGCTGGTCAGCTTTGGATTGACCGTGTCAAGCAACACGAGGGGCCGCCTTACGTTTACACATGCTGGTCAGGCAAGACCTCAAGACTATTCACTGATCGCAAAGCACTGCTGAAATTTGTCAAATGGCCGCCAAAAACACCAACAGGAGATGCGTTACGCGAATGGCTTTTATCATTTGAGCCAAAACCAGAAGCTATCGCTCCAGAGACTGATAACGACCCAACTGCCAATACAAAAATGGTGACTTGACTTTAAGGAAACTTAATTGGCAAGCCAGTTTCAGTCGGAAGTTCTGGCATTGCGCTTTCAATCTCATCAGGGATCATCTCAGTAACCTTTCCAGCAACATCACCAGTAATGCTGTCCGCATAACGAGTGATCATGCCCGGAAGGCGTGAGTACAGCATCACAGAGCTGCCAAGCATTCCTGCTGACATGACAAATGCTGCAACTGATAGAACGTTGAAAACTTTTTGCATAGCAAAGGCAGATACGCAAAAGGCCCCTTTTCAGGAGCCTTCTACTATCCGTGTGAGGATGCTTTAGTTATAGCTCAAAAAGCGTATTTGCCACCAAGCTTCAGGCCATAAGAAGCATCAACGTCTTCAAACTTTGCGTAACCAACCTCGGTGTAGAGATTCAAGCTGTCGCTTACAGCAGCAGAAACGCCAGTTTTGCCGGAGAAACCCCATTCAGAATCCGATCCATCATTAGAAAGAGCGGGTCCAGCTTGGATGTAGAAGGGGCCTTCTTGGAATCCAGCGTGCAGCTCTAGTGAGCTACCAACAAACTCAGCGCCTGAAAAACCTGCGTTGTACTCAGGATTTACATACACTTCGCCTGCGACAACAGGAGATGCCAGCGCAGCTGCCGTAACGACGGCACCACTCACAATCAAAGATTTGATCATTAGAAAGGGGTTTAACGTTTTCCGTTGACAGGTTACTTGAACTGTCACTGTGCCAGTTGTGAGAGTGTGTCACTACGTTGGCAGACCATCAATAACCGTCAGTTGAAGACAGGCTCTGATATTTCTCAGACAAACCGGTAAACAGACCACGTTGTGGGTGATCTGCTTGGTCACGGCCATCCAAGAAATACAACTCCTCTAGCCATAGCGTGCGGTTAGACATGCTTTGCACATCTTCTGCACCAGGCTTGCAAGGAATCATTGGATCAGGTCGTTGCATCATGCGCTCCAAGGCGTACCTGCACCTGTAGTTGGCGTTTTCTTTTCGGCAAGCTGTGCATCTAATGCTGCATGAATTTCAGCAACCTTGTCCGCTCCACCAATAGCGGATTGCGCCCATGAAACAGCTTGCGCTTCTGTCACGTCGTCATAAGCAATAAATTTGTCAGCCTCTCCGGCTTCAAGACCAACAGAGCCATAGGCGCCAACGCTATACGTTCCATCTTCATCAGTGGCATTCACTGTGTAGTGGAGCGTGTTAATCATTCCGGTTTCAAGGAGTCTGTCACATTGACCGACTTTCCAAACGTAGGTGTTTGCCATAGTTAAACGAATGCAGAATCAGTGTAAATGGAAAGCCCCGCGTTGCCACGGGGCGGTTTACTGTCAACCAGCTTCAAGAGCTGCGACTTTGGTTTCTAGGGTTTCGATCTTTGCAATTGCTTCTTGCAATGCTGCAGTTAGCAGAGGAACAAGTTTGGCTTGGTCAATGCCTTGCATGACAGCATCGCCATCAGCATTAACTTCATCCTTCGTTCCACTTACGGCTTCAGGGACAACAGTTTGTGCTTCATGGGCAATAAAACCATCAACAGTTTTAGTATCGTCAGCAATAAAGTTAAAACGCTTTGGCTGAAGTTGCTTGACGCGAGAAATACCGTCAGCAATATCAACTACATTTTCTTTGAGGCGATAATCTGACGACGTTTGATACGCAACAGAGGTGCCACCGATATTCCGAATTTCACCACAAATGGTGTCATTTCTTCTAAATTGAATTAAATCACCTTGGCTGTCGTTGCGACAAACCATCATAGTTTCGCCAGTAGCATCACGGCTAAAAACTGCACTGTCATCACCTCTAATGGTATGACCATTGCCAGTGCGTCCATAACTTATGCGACCAATCAATACATTTCCCGAGCTGTCGATTCTCATCCGCTCGGTTGATGCTGTAGCAAATGCAAGCGTATTAGCAGCAGGTGAAACAAAACCGTTTCCAAGACCACTTACATTGCCATAGTTATCTCTGACAGAAAATCTATTTGCTTCAATAGTTCCAGTTGTGGTGGTTGCACCATGTACGGTTAATTGGTGTGAAGGCGAAGTCGTTCCAATCCCAACGTTGCCCGAGCTGTCGATTCGCATCCGCTCGGCACCAGCAGTTATCCATTTAAAATAATCTCCATTATGGTCATACTGAATAACACCTCGATATTCATCAGCGCCCGAAGTAGCATCAGAAAAGAAAATTGTTCCAACTGCTGCTGTTCCAGAACGTAAGGTGATTCCACAGTTTCCAGAATCTGCGATTGTTAAATTATCAGCGGTAGCTTCACCTTCAATCGTCGTACCAAGCAACACCCTACCCGAGCTGTCGATTCTCATCCGCTCGGTTGGTGATGACGCACCATCGGCGGTTGTGCTGAAAACAAGCCGCCCTGGCATATCATTTGAGCCAGGAGTTCCATCTACTTGACATCTAATTTGTGCTGCTTCTGTTCCTATATCTGTTCCATCAGCTCCAGTAAAATTAATGAATCCAAGGTCGTCACCACTTTGGACTGCAGTGTTTGATCCAACAGAGGCTCCTCTACTGCGGGAAATGTTGATTGCTGCTGCTTGGGATGCACTTCCTGCGTTGCGTATTAAATTGAGATTGGCGTTACTGGTGCTTTCAACCTGAATGCCCCCGCTATAAATTGTTCGGGCGCTAGACGCACCAACCAACAGCCTGCCAGAACTGTCGATCCTCATCCGCTCGGTTGGTGCTGACGCACCATCAGCAGTAGTCGAGAACACTAGACGCCCTGGCATGTCGTTAGAGCCAGGGGTGCCATCTACTTGTGCCTTGATTGATGCAGTTTCTACAAACTGTGCTCCGTCATTGCCTTGAAAAGTAATAGCGCCGATATTGTCATCATGCTGAACAATGGTATTTCCGCCTACTGCTCCGCTACGTTGAAGACCTAATAAAATAGCCCCACCAGCAGTTGCACTGTTGTCGCAAGAGATTACCGAAATGCGACGAGAATCGCCAGTGCCTCCTTGACCTTCAACCTGAAAAGCAGCACTCGCTGTTGTGTTGTAAAAATTAGCCCGCGCAGTAGACGTACCTACCAACAGCCTGCCAGAGCTGTCGATTTGCATTGTCTGCGACGTTCCTGAATAAAACTCAAGCGGTGCAGAACCATTATTACTACTTTGAGCAATAATTGCTCCACCTTTAGATGTGTTAGAGCCTTTTAACCGCAGTACAGCGTTAGATGCTGATGCAGTTTCCTGGAACATTACTTGTCCAGTTTTTACATGAAGTTTATGGCTTGGGCTAGTCTCACCAATCCCAACATTTCCGCTTGCGTCAACAACAATGCGCGACTCTCCAGCTGTCGAAATTCCAAACTGATTAGACCCTGGCGAATAAATACCAGTGTCAGTATCAGATCCTGAATACAAACTGACTGCAGCAGCTGTTCCAGCTGGATACGCCAACTTGCCATCAGCACTAAGCAATCCAGCAACATCAACCGTTGAATCAAACGTTGCCCCACTCGTTACATCTAACGTTCCAGGAACATCGACGTTGCTCGTAAATTCAACGCCTGTGCCTCCACTATCAGTCTGCAATAATTGACGCGCAGTACCGTTTGCAAGCTTGCTAACTGCAATCTCTGCACTAGCGTTAATATCGGCATTGGCGATCGTGCCGTCAGCAATCATCGTGCTAGTGACACTGCCAGTATCACCATTTGTCACCACCGTTCCAGTAATATTCGGCAGCGTGATGGTGCGGTCAGCCGTAGGATTAGTGACCGTTAAAGTTGTCTCATAATCATCAGCTGATGAACCTTCAAACACCACATTGGTGCTAGTTCCAAGGTTCAAGTCACCAGTCATTGTGCCGCCAGCTTTTGGCAGCTTTTCAGTGTCAAGCTCTTGAATACCAGCCTGCACATCAGTGGCAACAATGTTGCCAGTAGCAATTAACGAAATATTGCTAGCTGTTTGACCAGCAATAGCGTTAGAAACGTCGATTAATGAATACTCAGTTCCGACACCCTGTGACAGCAACATGTCAGGTGGTGCAAGTGCAACAGCAGGTGCCGCTCCAGATCCTGTGCCGCTTGTATCTACAACCACGTAGTGGTTTAAATTAGTTACCGCTGGAGCTGGTAGAGCGCTTCCAACAGAAAAGCCAGCAGCAGAACCAGCAGACGTTACACTGCTCATTTGGTTCGTATTAGCGTTATACGCGCCAGCATTAACCAGATTTCCTGATAACACCGTTATGGGCACAAATGCAGACCCGGTATATATATACAGATCTTGGGTAGTCTCGTCATAGAAGAACTGTCCCTTAAAGTCCCCAGCAGGAAAAATAGTTACGTTGTCACTACTTGCAGCACCGCCAAATTTAGTTGTCGCTTCATTTGCTAACTTTGCTGCCGTAATTGAATCATTGGCAATCAAAGAAGAGCCAATTGTTCCAGAAGTTAGCTTTGCAGCAGAATGATCAGGAATGTCCGCAGCAGCTAAAGTGTCACCTGCAGAAACAAGACCTTTAGAAGTAACTGTAACCTTGGTGTACGTTCCCGGTCCAGTGGTAAAACCAGTGGAGTCTATTGACAGATTACCGTTTGCATCAACGGTAAGACCGTCGCTAGCAATAACAGCACCCAACGCAGAACTTGATGCTTTAGGAAGATCTGATGACGAAATTACACTGCCGCCAGTAACTAAACCATTTGCGTCATAAGTGACAAGATGTTTAGTGCTGCTAGCAGTGACACTGTTGTTAATTGCAATTGTGCCATCAATTAAACTGAGTCCGCCCCCATCAACAGTAACAATACCCTTTGTACCAGTTATGGCTGTCGGTAAATCAGCAATAGCAATTTGTCGATAATCAACCACTCCGCCAGAAGCTGGAGGACCTGCAAGGAATTGGGCGCTTGAACTTGTATTAGGAAGCGAAGCGGTGATTGTTGCCGTTCCAGCGCTTACAGCCGTGGTTATGTTAATTTTGCCTGACGTGTCAGTAAAAGCATTGACAGAACCTGGCGCTTTAATGCCTCGCCAACCAGTATTGTCCCATACATACAGTTTATATTGATCGGCTATTGGGTCGTTAGAAGTAACTAAAACCAGCTGACCAATGTAATCGCCGGGAGAAGCAGAAGTAGGAACCGCTGATACTAGCTTGACAATTACGTTGTCAGCAATTTTTGCTGCTGTAACCGCATCACTTGCAATTTTTAGTGCTGTTACTCCCCCATCAACAATTGCGGCCCCGGGAACACTGCCGTCGGAAAAATTGATAGCAGCACTGCGGATTGTATTATCAGCAATAACTCCGGTAGCAGGATTATTACTGCCGCCTGAAACGAAAATTCCTTGCAGCAAGTCGCTGACCGTAATTTTCTTGGTTTCACTTGCTGAGTCATCGACAATGGCAAGCTCATCAGCAGCAACCAAGTCGCCACCAGACAGAGCTGAAAGATCGCTGATTTTAAGATCGGCCATTGTTGACTAGCCTCCAAGGCTTAGATGTCTGAGCTTTCAAGCAACAGCTTAGCTGTGCCGTCCTGATCCAAGAGTATGTCGTCGCTGTCCTCTTGCAAGATCTTATCGGTGCTTTCAAGGCTGACTTTCAATGCAATTTCTCCGGTGGTGACAAAATCAGCAGTGAACTGAACCGTTGAAGACGGGCTGAACTGTGACGCGCATGCAGTTAGCACACCATCAAACTCATAAAAAATCTCATCGTTTGCGTTTGCTACAACGCCGCTTGGGTTGTGGTTGCCTGATTTCAAATAAAATTTTGCTCTAAACTGGCTGCCAACTTTTGTGCGGAGTATCAACTGCAAGAGGTACATTGGCAAATCTTGGACGGTTTCTCCTGTGTACTCCCAGAAACAACTCATGTTTCCCGAGCCAGACATCAAAGAACTAACTTGACTGCGAAAACTATCAGATAAATTTGTTGTGTCAATAACCTCTCTTTGAGTATTTAGCTCGAAACTATTTACCTGTGCAATAACACGAAAGTCAGAGTTTTGCACAACGACTTTAATTGGAATAGTTGATCCAGGAGCTGCCAAAGTTTCAGCATTTGCCGCTCCACCATTTACTGCATTAGCAAATGTCGTATAAAACCTTATTCCGCCGAGTGCATCAACATTGATAAATCGCTTGATGCCTGTTTTTGTGTAACTGTTGAAAAAAGAAAGAGCAGCGCCGTTGGTGCTAGTGATTTCAACCTGGTCGCCAGTTATCAACTGACCAAGTTTAAAATCAAAACTTAAACGTTTACGCGTTGGGTTGACGTCGCTAACATTGATCTTTGAAACAATGTCATTGCCGTCGAACTCTCGACGTAGTTCAACTTTGCCATGCGTTCCAAGATAAATGCTCATTAGATGTCAACCGCAACTGGAGCGCCTTGGCATTGGAATTGAACGTCTGCTGCTACAACGTCGCCTACAGACATTGACAAAGAAATATTAGTAATAAAGACTCTCATATCAATGAATTTGCCGTTATCTGATGTGTCGTCAATTTTTAAACGAATTTTAAACGCTTTTGTTGATGCAAATAACTCATTTTGATCCAGAGAAGCGCCACTGGGAATGGTGGTGGAATCGCGTTGTTTAATGATTTTGTTTAAAAAAGTGCTTGCACTTCCAGTGCCGCTACTTAAAGTTTTTGATCCTAAAGTCTCCTGATAATACAAAATTCGACAGCTGCCGGTCGTTGATCTTCCTACAGGGGTAAAAACATCATCTGTTTGGCTTAAAGTCTTTGTGCTAATTAACGATACCGAGGAACTAACACTCCAATTCTGCACAGCAGCAATCTCAACAGCAGTGTCGGCTTCTCCATCAGTCTCTTTAATTAAAAACAGCTTGCCAGTAGCGCCAGTGAAGTAGGCCATCAGAGCACGCTAATCAGATTCACTGTAACAGTGCTACGCCCAGAAGCTACCTGTGCGACCTGCGGTGGCCCTTCATAGCGATAATCCTTGCCAGGGGTTTCAGGGGGTCCAGGGGTTCCAGCGCCTAAAGCGTCTTGATTGCCTTCCCAACCAACGCAAGTTGGATTTATGCCTGTCCCTTTTACGTTTTCAAGAACAAAAGTCTTGAACGTGCCTTGAACCTTGTCGTAATGGTCTAAAAACTTTTCGGCGTCAACGTCTCGAATGTTTGCATAAGTAAGCGACAGCTTCATATTGGTGCGATTGCTGCCATACAAGATTCTGTGCTCAGCGCCGTTTTGAGCCTTGTAAGTCTTGACTGGATAGTCACCTGACTCAAAAGTGCGAGCGCTTGGCACCAAATAGTCCCCCAGCGCATATGGTTCTGTGCGTCCTGCTTTAGTGATCGGGAAAGTCATGACTGAACGATCCAGCCGTCGTTATCAGATCTTAGTACAGCCAAAGCAATCTTACTCACATTGTTGCTGTTGCAAGGGTGCTCAGAAGCAACAATGTCGACAATGCCGTCCTGAGAAAAGGTCAACTGTTCAACAGCATAGATGTTCTGAGATACTTCGCTGGACGTAACAGTAAATAAAATATTGTGATATGTAGAGTCTGTAGAGTCTGCAAGTTTGCCTTCTGAAACTACTAAAGTGCCGGTATCAATCTCTCCATCTCCTGATCTAAAATAAGTAATAGAATAATCTCCATCTGGCATATCTCGCACGCTTGTAATAACTCCAGTACCGTCAACAGTTCCGGTGTTTGCAGAGTTGTAAGGAGTTGCTTCCGTAATTACTTTTATGAAAGACCCAGCGCCAATGTTCAGCCCTTCTGCTGTCGTAGAAAAATTTATCGTATGAGTTACATAAGCCCTTAGGGCCAAGAAATATTTAGCGACTAAAACCGCGTGATCTCTTGACGTACAAAACTGTGTTAAATCAAATTCTTCTTGAGGTAACACTCTGGTGCCAGGAGAAGAATAAATGCCAGTGTCGTCAATTCCTTTTACTTCGACAACTGCCTCTTCTGGTAATTGATTGGCGCGTTCCTGTCTATACCGGACGACAGCCCTAAATGCTCGACGCTCTTCCGCTCCAAGGTATTCAATCTTGTAGCTGTCCTCTAGAATATTTCCAGCTGTAAAAAGATGCTCTACCTTTATGGAGTCTTCTGGCCTTACCCCCTTTACGGTTCCATCGTCGTTGACAGGAAGAGCAGGTTTTAACGAAAATTTGCCATTGACTATCGAAAAATTGCATAAAAAACTTGGCGCAATATCACTAAAGAACTGCCGCAAATTGGTACGCTCAACGATTGGACCATTAAAGAACAAATTGTTTTTTACAAGAAACTTAGAAGTTTTAATTAAATCATCTTTTTCAACCATGTAACTTCTTTTGCCACCGTCCATTCCTAATAAGCCGCCCGCCCCAGCGGTTTGATCTGTAAACATGAAATACATCAAGTCTGTCAGCAGATTGCTAGGGCCATGGGTTTCAGTGTCGCCGTAGAAAGAGTCGAGAGTTTTAACTGTTGGATGTAAACGCTCCACTGCTATCCCGTTCTTTAGCCACACCCGCATTTGATCAAGAGCAGTAAAATTACGTCCTGCCTTAAGTGAAAAACCAGCCAAAGTTAAGTTAATCATGTTGGCGTTACTGTCATTTACCTGCACTTCGTTGATGTAAACAATTTCATGCTCAGGCGCTGTGTTGTTTGATTTTTCAACAAAATTGCGATAAAAACTGATGTCTGAAACTTGAGACTGACCCGCAAAATTTAAGTCCGAGTCAGTCGCCCCTGTAGAGATTCCTGTTTGTTTTACGTTTTCGATTTTATACTGCTGACCGACTTTGCTGTAACAAGTCAAGAAAGGATTATTAGTGCTTACTTCTCTAAGATCCTCAAATGTTTCGCCTACTTCCCATTCTCCACTTGAGGTAGCATTTCCCTCAATAACTTTATGAATTATAGGGTCAGTCCATCCTTTACTTTGCCCAACAATCGGAGATCCAAATTTAGTCACCGTGCTTTTTAAATCAACAGTAATTTGCTTCGAGTCTTTATTAAAAACAAATCCTTCAACAATTTTAGTTTCACCTCTTTCACGGTCTACCGCTCCAAAAACTTCATAACGCCATGCCTGAGATCTTGCCGCTAGCACTACATCTTCGTCCACATTCGGTATTACAAATCTTATTCCTGAAAACTCTAGATCACCCTTTTCCTGACCAATAGCAAAAGGGTTGTCATTTGAATAACTAGGCGATGAAGAAGCCGTAGTATTGGTAGCCTCGCTCCCTCTTTTTACTTCTATTATTTCATCTTCGCTAAACCCACCGCCACTGCCTAAAACCTTGCAAATAGACAGATCTTCGAAACCGTCGGCAAACGCCCAACGAGAATTCTGCCCTGAATAGGCTAAATTTACATCAGTAGCCTTAATAGCTACTTTTTTAAGTTTCCATCGAAGATGAAGCCATTTGCGTCGATCGTTATTAATAAATTCAAGAGTCTCAACGGTAGCATATTGATCCTCAAGCGTAAGACTGTTGTCAGCACTGCCTGCAATTTCATGGAAAAAAGCAGACAATTTTCCATAAACTACAATAAAATCACCATTTGAATCTTTCTCGTTAGGAGGTACAATCCTTCCGTCTCCCTGGTCTGGCCTCTTTAAAGTTTGATTTAATTCAGCAATGTTGCCTCTAATAGGGTCAGGCAATTCCTTTACTAAACTGCCAGCACTTGGATAGGTTGAACTAAATGAGGCCGGAATAAATTTAGGTGATCTTTGAAATTCTTTGTTGCTAGAAAATCCAGTTTTGTCAGTAAAAGATTTGCCAGATGCTTTTATCTTAATACTTAAAGTAGTGTATGGACCGAGCTGCTCTGTGTTAATACTTGTGGTGCTAGATGTATCTATTGATTGATCTAGCACAAAAAACACGTGTTTTTTGAATTCTTCGGGGGCGTCTTCGGCGATAAGATTTGATGGAAGACCTCTAAACTCAGAACCAGAAAAAGGCGCAAATTTAAACTCTAATTGCAACTGCTGAGGGAGACTTTCTCCGTTTAAAGAATTGTTTATGAAACTAATGTAATTGTATTGCGCGACTGGCCTTTCTCCTCTAACTACAAAAATAACAGGAATTTCTTCAAAACTTGACTGGCTATTGTTGGCGTTTCTCACAAAAACCCTGAACATAGAAGAACGACGAATAGTCGCAGAAATCGTTCCATTATTAATCTGAGTTCCTTCTTTTTCTGCTCTTTTTATTTGATTTGGAGAAGGTAAATTTTGAAAGTTACACAACCCGTTAAGGCGTTGGAAAACAGTGCTTTTTAATCCAACCTCAGTAATGTAAGCAGGTCTGTTGTTCTTGATTGTTGCAATTTCTACCTGAGTGAGCGGGAAGAATGCTTCGCCAATACTTGCGGCCTGATCTGAATCTTGCTTTGGAGTATCGCCAATAAAATGGTTGCCTGTCCCAGTTGGCTCTACAACAAGGTCTTGACTAACAATTCCGATTTCCTTTTGCAATGACGTGGAAGCGTCAACGCATTCAAGTTTTATAGATTGATCCGTACCAAGGCTTGGCTCAAATCTTTGCTCACTTCGTGCAATCACCTTCCAGACGCTGCCAGCAATCATAAAATGCTCTCCAACCTGCATTGCACCGTCAGCTTGGAGCTGAAGCGACTCAACGGTGGAATTAATATCGTCAACCGGAGCCTCTCCCTCGCCTCCTTCTCTCTTGTAAAAGTCCGTAGGTATCCTTGAATCTTTTATCTTAAATAAAATCTTATCGCCTTTAGTTACATTGTTGATTGTAGTCTTAAAATTCCTTTTTCTAAACAAAGGCTCATCGCCGTCGTCATTTGTTATTTTTGTGCCATCTGTTCTTTCATACTCGACAATACCCATTCGTGGACTGTAGTTTCTGCCCGTCCCATCGTGTCTTTTAGCAAGAATAATATTACGCCGGGGCTTTGCTATCTGTCCTGGCGACTCGTCTTCATCTCTTAACTCTTTTTTATCGTCTAAAGCACCAGACTCGCCTACAATTTTCATCCGCTGCATCAAAACAGATTTTTTTATTTCCTCGGAAGCGTCTTTGTTGATAAGATTTAATTGGTAATTAACCCTAAAACTTGTGCCGTTTGCGATTGGGCTATAGCAGCCAAACGTTGCAGAATTAGAAGGCGTGTAGGCGTGGCAAAATAGTCTTGCAGGTCTAATATTTGCTGTATTTTCAACTTTAAAAACATCATCATTGTCCTCCTTGCCTACTCCTGGATCCCCAGAGTGAAGAGACCCTCTTGTCCCGTATTGCTTGTCACTTCCTCGAATACGAAAGTTGCCCGAAAAAGATGCCTTGTGCCAATAAAAAGCAAAATTATCCTCAAAAATTGCTTCTAGCGCATTGTTGCCTAAAAAGATTCCCTCTAATTCTGGCTTATCAATGCCAATATTATTGACGCCTTGCTCGCCAACAACAAACATAAGTTTTGCTCTTTGCGACGTTCCATGGCTAAACATCCGCGACCAAATCAGCTTTGGCGTAACCAGCATTCCGCCAATATTGTTTTTATACATCCCAAAAATTATGGGAACAGGCGAGGCATAATCTGCAAGCTCCGCAAGCGTCTCAAAGCCGCGTGAAGGCGTAAAACGATTGGCTCCTGTAATGCTGCCAAGGTCAGTCACGCCACCGCCTTGAGCGCGTGGCATCTTTGGCTTTGGTGTCAGCAGGTATGAGACACCAGTCAGCACAAGGCTGATCGCTAAGTTGATCAGAATTGTTGTCGGATCTACACCATTGACAATGTCAGGAACATTTTCTCGACCTGCTGGTCTTACCGCTCCACGCCTTTTAACCTCAGCTGTAAATACTCGATACTCTTCTTCAGTTATCCCAATCGTTGCAATTAGCTGCCTTTCGTACGGAAGCAGTGGTACGTCGTAAATGCTCGGACCAATGACCATCTCACCCCATTGGTCTTCTGCCCCGTGTAAAGAATCCCTTTTTGCCATGTGACTGCGAATGCCCAGGATTGCTGCGGTAGCAGCAGAATGTCCCCATCATACGCAGCCTTTTCAACTCGCAAACCCCACCGCATTAAATCCCGGCACACTTCCCACTTGCTTGCCTCATACCAGCTTTGCTTAAACGGTGGCGCGTCAATACCTATCCGCTCCAGAGCTTGGTAACAAAGATGGATACAGTCAATGTGACCGTCACTGCCGTCAGCACCAAGCCGATACGGCATTCCAATCAGATCACTGCAGTCGGACATTATTTGCGATTGGCAAATTGCCAACAAGTTTCTTGGTTAAAGCACGCCTTGGAATGTCCGTTCCAACAGCATCTAGCACTGAACTAAGTTGCAAATTTAGCGATACGTTGTCCCAAGTACCGCCAGTAATCTGCCCGGTGTAACTATGTACGCTTTGATGCGTACCACTCGAAGGATTAGTTGAATCAATAATCAAAACTTCGACCTCAACAACATAATGATCTCTAATTGCTAAGACTGCCCATCCGCGAGATAAATCATTGTTTGGAAAGACAAGGGTAGCTTCCATCCCGTCTCCCGTACGGTTTACGGTTACACCAGAAAAACCAAACGGCACAAACCCATAGGAATTGGTTCCATCCTCATTGGTGTATGTCATATCTTGATTGATAAAAAAGTTCTGGAAGCGAAACTGAACAAACAGCCCGTTAGTGCTGGTGTTTGTTACTATCCGCACGGCATTGATTGTTACGACATGGCCTAAAGCGTATTGGCTCATATTCCAATCCTCTTGCGTGTACTGCCACTCATCTGTAAACGCTTCAGGGTTTGCTGTTCACCCTGTTTAGCACCTTGCTGTGCAGCTTGCTGCATTCCAGTCTGGAACTGATCAGCAGTTACGTAATCGACGCTATTGATCCGCTCCACTGTGTAGCGAACATCGATTGGAGCGGCAAGAACAGTTCCACCACCTCCTTCTGCTGTTTCAGCTGCACCGGATTCTGGAATGACAGAGTTGCCACGACTGCCGCGTGAATAACGCGACATTGCGGTACGCATTTTAGATTCAGGGATGACATATTCAGGCTCGCCACCTTCTCCAATCAAAGCGTTAGTGGGGCCTGAAACATATCCGCCTTCTGCGAGCGGATAAGAAAAAGAAGGTGATGTTGGGAAAATTCCACCAACACCGCTATCAAAAGCACCAGTCATATTACCAACATCACCGCCGCCACCACCACCAGGCCCACCAAGTGCTTTCAAGATGGACTGATACAAAATCATTATTAACTGCTGGGCAATAATCTTTTTAGCCATTGCCAAGAAATCAGCAGCAATAGATTTCAACATGTCCGCGCCAGCTTCTGACACAGATTTAGTGCCGGTGATGACATCACCAAACGCATCTGTAAACGCATTGCCAATAGAAGTGGCGGCGGCTAGCGCTTGTGTTTCTTTTGAAACAAGCTTGTCTAACTCTTCTTGCATACGAACCAATGGATCGTTTTCACGCGCCTTGCGTGCTTCTTCTTCAGCTTTTTTCCTATCTTTTCGCGCTTGATCTTCTATTTTTGCTGCCTCTTTTAACTCTTTATTGTAAGCAATAGCAGCATCACGTTTTTCCTCAAGTTCAATTCTTGCGTTCATTTGAGCTTCAACATCTGCGTCTGCAAAACCTTGTGCGTTTTCGGCAATTTTTCGCAAATCAATGTTTAGCTTTACTCTGCGCTTTTCTTCTTCATTTACGGCAGATGCCAAAGAAGCCTGATCTTTTAGAGCTTGAACCTTTTGCCTTGACAGTTCTACTAATTTCTGCTCGTCACTAATTTTATCTTTGCCAGCAAGTGCTCCATTTGTTGGCTGAATTGCATTAGCTGCAGGCGGCTGCGCCCCAGGCTGCTGTTGATTTGACTGCACTCCTCCGCCAATTCTGGCTAGCTCGCCAACAGCCCCAGAGACTTGCTGAGCCACGCCAGAAACTGCACTGCCTAGAAAATCTTTTACAGCGTTAAATCCTTTCGCAGCTTGCTCAATAATAAATCTAATTGGACTAGGTAATGCCTCGTACAAACTTGCAAGCGTGGACTTAATTGTTTCGCCAAGCCCTGAAAATACACCTACAACTCCCTCTCTAATAGAGTTGGCTAAAGTAAGAACTCTGCCAATATGCGTGGCAACGCCCCGTCCAATTACCGTAAATAAGCCAGTGACCACATCTGTGGTGAAACTGACAGTTTTCATAAATGACTGGAAAGCTTTTTCTAACTCAAAAGCCAAGTTGATGTTTTCCCCAAACGGGGCAAGTTCTTGAAAAAACTGTTGAACGCCAGCAATAAGACCACGAATAGGTGCAAGCGCACTTTTTAACGCAGCTCCAAAAAATTCAACAGTAACTGCAGCTACTTGAAACGTGCCTTTAAGAAGCAATCCAAGTTCTGAACCATCTGCAAAGATATTCGTAAACGCTGTTTGCAAGCGTTTTAGCGCACCATTAATTGTGTCACTTGCTTCAAATGCTGCCTTAGCTGCTGCGCCTTGTGCGTTTTTTTGATTCTCTAGCAGCTTGTTAAATTTCTCGGTGTCGTTCAATAAAGCTAAAATTGAAGGACCAGCCTCTGTTCCAAACGCTTTGATAACTGTCCCAGCGTCTGCACCTGACGCTTTAATTTTTTGAAGCGTGCCCGCCAAACCTTCAGAAGCAAGCGTTGAACTATTAATTGTGATGCCAAAATTTTTGAATTCCTTGCCAACCTTGCCTGCAGCAATCTGAGCTAATGCGGTTTTTAAAGCAGTAAACGTGACCTCTGCTTTTTGACCACCTGCAGTAATTTGAGCAACTGCAGCATTTACTTCTTCAAGTGGAACACTTAACGCCGCTGCGACTGGTGCAACCTTTGCAATGTTTGCCGCATACTCGCCAATAACAATCTTGCCGTCATTTTGCGTTTGTATAAATCCATCGACTAACTTTGATGCTTTATCAGCCTCTAGTCCATAAGCATTTAAAACAGAAGTTGCAGCGTCTCCAACAGTGTTAATGTCGCTAAAACCTCCAGTTGCACCCTGACTGGCAGCCTTTAAAATGTTCGCCGCATCTGCAGCGTTAGTAAAGCCAGCTGACGCAACGTCATAAGCAGCACTCGTCAGATCAAGAACACTAGCTTGACCAGCTAATTCACGACTGACGCCAGACAATCGTGCAGTCAACTCATCGCTATCAACCCCAAGTGAACGAACCTTTGCTTCAGCAAAATCTTGTTGAGCTAAAACTTGAAAAGCTTGGCCTAAAGATGCGACTCCCGCAATGATTGCAGAAACAGGGCCAAGCGCCGTTTTTATTGCTGCACCAACTGACGTTATGCCTGTAACAGCAGCTTTTGAACCATTAGCTGCCGCAAAACCTGCCTTGCCTAAACCTCGCAAGCTTGAGCCAGTATCTTTTATCGCACCTTGCGATCGATTAAAAGTATTATTTAATTTTTGAGCCGAGCTGTTGGCTTTATTAAGCGCCGTGACAGCTTGTGCGGAGTTGACCTTAAGTGAAATGTTGGCAACTGCCACAGCAAAAATGCAGCGATGCCGTCAGTCTACCTCCGACGCATTTTTGCGCGATCCATTGCCCTCTCTTCTCTTTCGCCTTTCAGCTGGTAATACGCAGCAAAGTGAAGCAGCTCCGCATCGGTTAACTCCGTGCGAAGCCTGCTAACGGTCATTCCAAGTTCGCAGGCCAGAAAAAACTCAAAGTTAAGCCAACTGTCCTGCTTCAGTCGTTTTTTGCTTCTTCAATGTCAGCCTCTTCGCCGACGCCAAACAAAAACAATTCAAGTTCATTCAGAACAGTTTCGGGCAGCTGACGCTGAAGCTTTGCTGCATCAGCAGGCGCAAAGGCTCTTGCACCATCTTCAAGCTCTGCCATCTGACACAGCATCTGTGTGCTGATGTCTAAGGCTTCATCTGTTCCAGCCAAGCTTTGCGCCTTTTTCCTATCTGCGCGTGTGATGGGCTTGAAATACAAATCGACGAGAACTTCGCCGTCTGCATTTTTTAACTCGAACTTGCGACGCTGGTTAAGGTCGAAAGCCTCAACCAGCAAATCAACAGTGCGACTGTTAGCAGTCATTCAGTAGTTTGAACGTATCACTCAAACTATAGCCCCATCACTCCAGGTTGGAAGTGATAGTGCCGGAGGTTTGGAAGTTGCACGAAACAACCACAAGCTCACCAACAGTAGAAGTAATCTCCATGTCGGTGATGATTCCAGCAAAGGCAACGCTGTCAGTGCCTGATGTTGTCCCTGTCGTAAACAACTCAAAGCTGGCATCAGTTGCGTCATTTACTTTGACGACATCCTCAATCAAGCCAGCTTGGCCAGTTGCGTCAGGGTCATACACCAATTCAATGGTGCCAGTGCCCGAAACTAAACCACCAACAAAAGAACGAAAAGTTGAACCATGAACCGTGGTTTCATAGGTTTCTTTTGTGGTTGACAAACTCCAGCTGCGAGTTCCGACAACAGTTGCAAGGCTGCCACTGCCAGTTTCAAACTGGACTGCGCCTTGTTCTCCGCGAATGGTGGCCATGGTCAGAGTTCCTCGATGAATTCAAAGGTCACACGGACCTGAGTTTGCAGAAAGCCCTCAGGAGAAGCCGAAGCTATAACCTCTGGACCAATTGGAGCGTCGAAGTAAACCCCCGACACAATGACCCTATTGTATAGGTCGCGAATCCTCTTGGCGATAACGTAATTAGCGCCAGGCCCTACGCCTAATGCGCTGAAAACGTTGATGGTCATTAAACCAACCATTCGGTTTTGGGAATTGGTCGTCAAGCCTTGACCTAAATACTGGCTAGCACCAAAGCTGACAAGGCATTGCACCCATGAGCTATCAGGCGTTGGCTCATAGGCCATGTTGTGAAACACGACTGGGATTACAGGACTGCTAGCAAGCTCAGTTGCAAGCCTGCCTTCCAATACAGATCTAATGGTGTTGAGGTCAGCAGCAGCCATCAGTTACGCCTCCTGAATGCTGCAATAAAACTAGGCACCTCATTAACACTAATTTCTTTGCCAATCAGGTCTGGAAAACCAGGTTGCGTACCTTGCCGTGTCCGATACTTGCCCTGCCAACTTGCAGGCAAATTATTTCCATACAAAACAGGCTCTGCATATTCCACATTGTTTGTGATTTCAGCCTGAAGTTTGCCGATGTTTGTTTGCCACGCATTGCGTAGCCTTCCAGTATCAACAGGTGTTTGCTCTTTGACTTGCTTGGTCCAGCTAATCGCAGTCAGCTTTACAACCTCTTGAATTTCCTCTTCCATCAGATCTGCAATCTGATCGATCCTGATCTGACGTGCCATCGTTAAACCCTCAAAATGAGTTCATGAGTAATTGCCGTGTTGTCCTGCTCTTGAGTCACAACACGAATGATCTGATGCGCTACACCTTCAACGACAACACGATCCTTTGTCTCAGGTGCTGCTGGTAAATCTTCAACGCTGACAATCAAACGCTTGTCACCAGCCTGTATTAGCTCATTAACTTCGCGGACATTTACAGCCTCAAGCACACCCTTAACTTCCGTGTCGCTGACAGATTCAGCAACCACGCCAGTCGTGGTGTTGTAGCCGCCAGCTGTAACAAAACGAATTGTCACGTCACCGCCAAGCTTGCCGACGACTTTGCTTGCAGCATTTACTAGTGACTGAGCAAGTCCCATCAGGCAATGTATCCAATGACAGTACCAGAAGTCAGCCTGACCGATGTGATCACAAGACCCTCAATGCAAGAGGACGTATTGAAGTTGATTGCAGTGGCATCGCCTCCAGCAAGGTTTTCGTCAATTCCTTCTGCTGTCAGCGTATGGATCACAGAATCCTCAAGCGCCATCAACTTCACAAACTTGGCAGTGTGAGTTGCTGTGTTGGTGATGATCGT